GTCGATGAGCTATTAGAAATATGTAATTCATGCGGCAGTAAAGGATCTAGACTTCCTGTGCCTCAAACAGCATGGGGCTTAGACTTGCGGCCAATGTGCCAGATACATGATGCTGACTATTATTACGGGCAGACGCACGAGGACAAGGAGCGAGCTGACAGACGGATGAGGAACAACGGGCATAGATTGGTAAGGTTGTTCTCTGTGTGGTTCCTGAAGCCTGTTAGACGGCTGCGAGTGCTTACTTATTACAAATTAGTTCAAACATGGGGGCGGGGAAGCCTTTTGGGATGGGAAACTGGAAGAAAACAGAGTGAAATACTATTATTTATATCGTTAGTCGCCCTCACAAGCTGTCAGAGCGCGTTGACTGTATTAGATGGCGCAACACACGCAAAAAGGAACTGTTCACGCTGAGGGGCCGTTCACAGACTCCGAGGCAGATATAAAATTATGTAAAGTGCCGAAAGAGTATACAGTAGAACAGGCCATAGAGTATTGTAGTGACAACTAACTAATTGAAGAAACATTTAACGACTTACGGCAGATCTAGACTTTCCCCCTTCTTCCCCGTTGTGTCTAGGTCTGCCACCTACTTGAGAGTGACCCTTGCGCCCTGCTGTTTCGGGGCTTTCTTTTTGTCCGCAATAAAATAACTATCTGGGCTTAGATTTAAGGAACTCTATCAGCTTAATCACCAACTCTCTGTCTGTGCTGGCTTGTAAGAGCCTCTTAGCCTCCTCTACGGCTTTTGCTTCGTTAGGTGGTAGGAATGCTTGAAAGTTACGCTTTCCCTTCCTATGGGCGTTAGAGTCGCTCATATTGGACCTCCAAAGAATGTGAATAGTACGAAGAGAAATAATGCTGCGATAACCCCAGCACAAAGTATTTCGTTTAGAATGCGTGTTAATAGTTTCATAATCTGTTCCCGTTGTGTATTTGCGTTCAATGGGAGAACTATAGCCCTCGTCAAGACGTGTAGCAAGTGATTATGATAATAAATATACATAAATGGTATAATGTCTTTAAGTTAATGATTAATAAAGGGGAATAAAGATGAGCGAGCTAAGAGCGTTTAACGTTACAGGTATTAAGCAAGATATGAGTGAGACTACGCGCACAGTATTAGCCAAGGACGCAACAGAGGCAGTTCGCGACATGATACCTACCTTTCACCACGTTACCCTTGTAGAGCCTGTGAAGGACACAGAGGAGACTACAACCACGAAGTTTAGCCAAGATATTACTAGCAGGAGTTTTGAGGGAGTTCGTGATCTACCTAATCCTCCTGAAGAATCCAATAGAGCGCTAGGTAGTCTTGCAGGGGCACAGCAAAGGGTTGATCCTTCCGCTACTTACTATGATGGCATCTAGCCCGTAAAGCCGAATAACCTAAATACTGAAGAGGGGAGACGGCAAGCGAAGTATAGTGAATAAGCCTGATCAATGTTAATATATCACTACAAGTCAACAAGTAATTAGCTGGATTAAGAGATATGGAAGACAAGGTAGCCAATCCTTCTCACAGACCCCCAAGAGTATTCACAGGGGAAGAAATTGCAGAGTGCAAAGACCTATCTGACGTATTAAGCCAGAAACAGCTAGCTATGTATTTTGGTTGCACTCCCAATACGTTACGTGCGGCCTTTAAAAGACAGCCAGAGCTTTCTGAGGCGTATAGGAAGGGGAAGGCGCTTGGAATTACCAAGGTCGCTAAATCATTGGCTCAGAAGGCTCTTGACGGCGATGTTACAGCAGCCAAGTTCTACCTATCTCACCAAGCAGGATGGACAGAAACCAAGAGGAAGGAGATAAGCGGTAGAGATGGTGAACCAATTGATGTTGATGTGGATATGAAGTGGACTGTAGAAATTGTCGGCAATGCCTAAGATGCAAGTGCCTGAGAAGCTGGGCAAGTTCATCAACACTCCCAAAAGATTTAAGATAGCCATTGGTGGGAGGGGATCAGGCAAGTCAATGACCTTTGCTGACTTGTGCTTAATGGATGCAATGACCAAGAATGTAAAGACGGCTTGTTTCCGAGAGTTTCAGAACTCCATTGATGACTCTGTCCATGCTCTGCTTAAGTCCGAGATAGAGAGACTCTCTCTGCAAGGCTTTGAGGTGCAGAACAACCAGATCCTTTTTAATGATGACCCAATGTTTAAATTCGAGGGGGGCTGGCTAGAAATCCTGAAGGGGTTAAGTCGATGCACGGCTTTCGACGGTTCTGGGTCGAGGAAGCACAGACAATAAGCGCAGACAGCCTCAAGGCCTTAACTCCTACACTGAGAGAGGAAGGGTCAGAAATATGGTTCTCTGCTAACCCCAGGTCTAGTGCTGACGCATTCAGTCAAAGGTTCATCAAGCCCTACGAAAAGGAGCTTATTCGAGACGGCTTCTACGAAGACGACCTACACCTAATAATAATCATCAACATTGAAGACAATCCCTTTGTGCCTACGGTCCTCCTAGAAGAGATGGAACACGACAGAACGTCTATGTCTCCCGCTCTTTTCTCTCATATATGGAAGGGAGCATTTCTGGATGATGTTGAAGACTCAATTATCCCTTCAGAGTGGTTCGATGCAGCTATAGATGCTCACGTCAAGCTGGGCTTTGAAGCAACCGGTGCGAAGATAGCCTCTCACGATCCGTCTGACGAAGGCGGTGATAGTAAGGGCTGGGCATTACGCAAGGGTTCGGTAGTGCTAGAGGTTGATGAGATGGTGACAGGTGATGTCAATCGAAGGTATGGACTGGGCCTTAGCCAAGGCTAGAAACTGTGGCGCGGATTGGTTTGTGTGGGACTGTGACGGCTTAGGCATATCATTAAAGAGGCAAGTAGACCAAGAGCTTGAGTCTACTAAGATGCAGAAGCACCAGTTCAGAGGCTCAGAATCTCCTGACGATGCTAACGTCCCCTATTCTGGAAAGGACTCGAAATCTAATAAGGACACCTTCTTAAATAAACGAGCTCAGTATTGGTGGAGGCTTAGAGACAGGTTCTATGCTACTTATCGAGCTGTGACTAACAACGAGTACATTGACCCTGAGCTTATGGTCTCATTATCATCTGACATTGCTGTATTAGACCAGTTGCGCTCTGAGGTTTGTCGAATCCCACAAAAGCGCGGGAACAATGGTAAAATACAGATAATGAGCAAAATAGACATGGCTAAAAAACCTTACCAGCTACCCTCTCCGAACATGGGTGACGCGCTAATGATGGCTATGTATTCACCAAAAGCGGTTCTGAAGTCTGCTACTACACTCACATTTAAAGGATGGGGCTGAGATGTCTAAGTATGAAAATGAGCAAGGCGAGAACTCTGAAGACGAGTCGGCTGAATACACTGGGGCTGATCTATCTTATAAGGATAAGTACGAAGAGCATCAGAGTGTCGTTAATCTATTATCGTCTTGCCAACAAACTGAAAGCGATAACAGGGATAATGCCAGAGAAGCTCATCTCTTTGTAGATAAGAAGGATGGACAGTGGGAGCCCCAATGGTGGACTTCTAATGTAGACAAGCCCCGCTATACCTTCGATCAGGTTAGCCCAATAGTATCTCAAATATCATCAGAGATTGAGCAGGCAGACTTTGATATACGAGTCTCTCCTTCTGGAGGCGATGCAACAAAAGATATCGCTATGACCTATGACGGCATTATCAGGAACGTAGAAAACCTATCCAGTGCTAAACAGATATACGCTCAAGCCTGTCGCGGAATGGTTACAAGTGGGTTTGATGCGTGGAGAGTTAGCCAGAAGTATGCAGATGACAACTCATTTGACCAGGATCTCATGCTTGAGAAGATAGCCAATCCTATCGACAGGGTATGGTTTGATTCATCTGCCGAGCTTCAAGACAAGTCAGACTCTCGTTATGCTTTCGTTTTACATCCTATGGCCCCCGATGAGTACGAGAACAGATGGCCCGAAGGCTCAGGAGAATCAGTATCTCAGGACAGAGATGGAGACGCATACTTTGACAAGGCTGAGGCTGTTGTAGTCGGAGAGTTTCTGTATCTTGAGAGCGAGGATAAAGAGCTGGTAATGATGTCTAACGGGCAGGTCCACGAAGTCGATGATGACTTTGAATCTGTTGTTGATGACCTTGAAAAGATTGGGGTCACAGAGATTAAAAGACGAACGCGAAAGGGTCATATCGTTTGCTCGAGATACTTTGATGGTAAGGATTGGTTAGAAGAGGCTAAGAAGACTGTTTTTAACAGAATACCCGTTGTCCCGGTCTATGGTAATTTTAAGATATTCGAGAACAAGACTATCTATTACGGCGTTGTACAGAAATTACTGGACCCTCAAAGGGTTCTAAATTATGCGCTATCAAGAGAGATAGAAGAGGGAGCCTTAGCACCAAGGGCCAAGTATTGGATGACCCCCGGTCAAGCGGCAGGGCATGAGAAAACTCTCCAAACCCTGAACACTAATGCCGATCCCGTACAGTTTTACAACCAAGACCCTGAGGCTCCCGGTATCCCCCAACAGCAGGGTGGGGCGCAGATTAACGGCGGGCTAAGAACTATAGCTCAGGCTATGCAGGGGATGATGAATGCTCTTCCGGCATGTTCGCGGCCAACATGGGTGACAATCCTAATGCCCAGTCAGGAGTGGCTATCCGCCAACTACAAAACAAAGGCGACAATGCTACTTACAACTACACTAGGGCTATGGAGATTGCTATAGGCGCAACTGGCCGATTGTTAAAAGATGCCATCCCTAAAGTATACGATACTCAGAGAGTTGTCAGAGTGCTAAGAGAAGACGACACTTATAATATGACTGACATCAATAATCAGATCATCGATGAGCAGACAGGGAAAATAGTAACCCTTAATGATTTATCGCAAGGCATCTATGATGTTATATGCAAAGCTGGGGCCAGTTTTAAGAACCGTCAGCAGGAAACAGTCGAAGCAATTACCAAGCTCGCGCAAGTTGATCCTACGTTAATGCAGATGGCTGGTGACTTGTTATTACAGAACATCTCTACCCCTGCTGCTACGCAGATATCTGAGCGCAAGCGAGAGCAGATGCTTTCTGCTGGCATTATTCCAGAGTCTCAATTAACTGACGAAGAACGGCAGGAAAGAGAACAGGCGCAGGCACAGATGCAGGGCCAACAACCACCTGACCCCGCAATGGTTATGGCTCAAGCCGAGCAGCTAAAAGCTCAAGCTGAAATGCTCAAGGCTCAGATAGACCAAGAGAAGCTCAATAACGAAAGGATAAAGCTACAGTTAGAAGCTCAGAAGCTACAGATGCTTATGGCTGACAACCAATCAGATGCTCAGATAGACGGCTTCAGGGCTGAGACTGACAGAATGAATACTCAGGTCAAGGCAGAGCAGGCTGGGGCCACGATAGATATGAGCAACATAAAGTCATTTGGTGAAGAACTTAACAACCAGCAGAAGATTACTCAAATGCAAGAGCAGCAGAGAATTAAGGAAGAGGAGCAAATGAGGGAGATGCTTAGATCTTTAAGCCCTCAAGAGTTAGAGGCTATAGCCAATGGGCGTTGATCTTAGGGCTTTAGCTAGAGAGGTACAGCGAGAAAAACTCCTTTCCTCTGAAGTCCCTAGATTTCAGGCAACAGTAACCAACAATACTGGTATTAGGTCTACATTACGCAATCTAATGAGAGATGGGATAGACGCGACAGGCTTGGAAGGAGGCTATAGGACTGGACTTCTTAACCTTGCCGATGGCATTAATACGGCAGTGGACTTCGCGCCCATCATAGGTGACGCAATTGCTGTAGACGAAGCTGCGAAAGCCTACGGGCAGGGTGACATGGTTGGCGCTGGTATCAATATGCTGGGCGTTGTTCCTATTATCGGGGATGTGGCTGCTAAAACTGCAAAAGGCGCTAGGAGTAGTTTGCGTAACATATACCACGGCACAAGCTCTGATGCCGCTAAGGCGATAGATCAATTTGGCTTTGATCCTGCAAAATACAGCGCAGACGGATCAACTTTGGTTTACCACAAATCCAGATATAGGTGAGGTTGCAGCAACAGGTCAGGGCGGTATTGTTAAGCGACAGATAGATGACTCTCAGTTAAAGTTAGCCAGTTATGCAGAAACAGACAAGTATACTAATGGTCAATTACAAGATATGGGGTATGACGGAGCTTATTACCCAGACCAAGATGGCGGCACTCAATACGAAATATGGAATCAGGACAAGCTCAACGAGCTACCAACATTGCGCGGCCTAGACATGGGCCAAGGCTGACAGTGCAAACCTGCTATCAGGGATATACGGAAGGTCAATGTCTGGGGCTGCTTAGATAGGGCTCTATCCCACTAAACCCGTCAGCTCGTCTATCATCTCCTTGATTACCTCCAGAGTCTCCTCAGTGTGACCCTCGTCTTCTATCGCCTCTCTTATCAACTGCATTAGTCTATCTGCCATTTGAGAAGGGTCGTCCGTTTCAAACAATTCATATAAATCATTCATAACTATTCCTTATCAGTTTTGTTGATTTGGTCAATCTAACCACAATGTATTGCTTTTGACCATAATATGGTATTATTGGCATTAATACAGGCACACATCCTTATCTGTGGCATTTACCTACAAGGGCAAGATATGAGCGAGCTGCAACCGGAAGACAACTACGAATTGGATGATGAAGACGTTTCATTAGAAGAGGAGGAGGTAGAGACCGAAGATCTTGATGAGGATCAAGATGCCGAGTCAGCGTCGGAGTCGCAGGAAACTGCGAAAGTAAAGTTTAGTGTAGAACAGCAACGTGTCTTTGACGATGCCATTAACAAGAAGGTCTTTAAGTCTCACGAGAAAGAACGGAAGTTTCAGCGAGAAGCAGAAGATCTTCAAAGGCAACTGACAGAGCTACAAGCAAAGCTACCTAAACAGGGCAGGCCACAAATACCCCAAGCACCAGACCCTTATGCACTTTCTGACGAGGAGTACAAAAGGAGTTACGCGCAAAGGGATGAGGCCATGCGAAATGCTTTTTCTTATGATCAGCAGCAGAAGGCGATAAGCCAACAGCAGCAGAGTCTTAAGCATGAGCAAGATAAAAAGCAGTACGAAGCTTTAAACGAAAGGGTTGAGTCTTATTCTCAGGCAGCTAAAAGGCTAGGGGTTAAGGCAGAAGAGTTGCAGGTCGCGGCTAATGTGGTGGCGCAGTTTGGCATCAATAACGATGTAGTCCAGTTTATTCTGGATGATGAGCAAGGCCCATTAATTACGACCTATCTCTCTAAGAATCCAATCGAACTGGAAGAGTTAAGCCATCTATCGCCAGCTCAGGCTGCGGTACGGATAGCGACCCAGATTAAGCAGAAGGCTGCTGCTCTTAAACCCAAGGTAAATGGCGCTCCAGACCCTCTGGAAAGCCCCCACAGCGCAGGAAAGTCTCCTAAACCTAGAGGACCGGCAGGCGCTACATTTGAATAGGATTAAATTAGCATGGCTAATAATTTACAAGCAAACGTCACCCGCAAAGTTGCGCGGGTCTTTTTGGACGCATTTGAGTCTTCACGTGTGGTTACGAAAACAACCAACACTCAGCTACTAAGCGGCAAGTTCAGTCCTTCTAGCGGCAGTACAGTGGACTTTAAACGTCCCCACGATTACAACTCTATCCGCACATCTGGCGGCGATTATCTCTGGATCAGACAAGTCAGACATCATTGCAGGCAAGGCGACTGGTACGGTTCAAGACTACTTCACCGCTGCTACAGAGTGGGGGAATGTTGAAGAGGCTTTAGAACTAGATCAGTTAGATACAATCCTTGAGCCAATGGCTAGACGTATTGTTACTGACTTAGAGCTAGATTACGCTAAATTCATACGCACAAACACTGGCCTTAGCTATGGCGCTCGCGGTACTGCCGTTGACGCATGGTCAGATATTGCTGGTGCTGGTGCAATGATGGACGGTGTCGGTGTACCGATGTCGGATGAGAAGTATTACTTGATGTCACCC